ATCGTGTTCTGCTCTCGTAATTGGTGTATCCATTACGTACCTCCAAGTTCTTTTTTTATATGACTGCCCACCACCGCCAAGTGCCATATCCCTGCACCATCACAGTAAACTCACCGCTATGGTACGCACAATCGTCTGCCACTTAACCCAGTAGCCGGGAGATGATTGGATCACCGTACCCTTTCTATAACACGTTCACAAAAGGAGTAACTTTTCCGAGAATTTTATCCCGGTCAATCCAACTCCTTGAAGTTCCGTTTTCAGAAGAGGAAATCTGAAATTCTCCTCCCTCTTGGTTGCAATCATACAAAGCCAAGTCTATGATGATACTGTCGAATTTCTTCATATCCTTTTCAATCATCTCCTCTGTGTAATTGTCTGGATAATTTCGGTAAAGACGCACATCTTGTTCTGATTGATAAAGAAGCTGTTCTAAGAACTTATCTTCTTGCTCGCATGAAACATTAGATTGTCTCAACCGAATTTTAAGTTGTTCTAATCTTGAGTACGCCATATTTTTTCACCTACAGTCCTAACTTATCAATAAGAAGTTTCTTAATATCCGAACCGTTCAAATACTCTGCACCGTCAATCCCATACTCGGTAGCAAGCTCCCGAAGTTCTTTTACGGGCATTTGATAAATCTCTGTTTTAGTAAACTTCTTCTCTCCATATTCTGGAATCTCTGGCGTATTCATAAAATCAGCCGAGGAATTGATTTCTTCCCCGGCTTTATACCAACGTCCACCTATCTTGATATTGTGTGTAGCAATCATGTAACCACTCCTTACGCAACCTTCATAACAACAACGCTGTCCATACCCTCAAAAGTAGGAAGTCCAATCATGGAAACTACACAATGTGTGTTAATTGGATGATTTGTGGTATATGAATATACTGAAATACCTGTTTCTACGAGAGAAAGATTTCCATCTGTCAAACTTCCACTTCTCTCTTCCGGTGTTCTACCAAATGTATAATCACCAAGATATACTCCGGCAGATTGAGCAGAAACAATGTTTGTTGGAATGAAATACTTTGTATTTCCTTCTTCATCAATGTATACTTTGTCGTATACTTCGATCTCAATTCCGTACTCTCTTAAGTAAGAAAGTACATCAGCCTGTCTCACTCTGATACCGCCATTGTATGCAGTGATTCCAAGTACCTGCTTCTTTGTATCTTCTGCTTTCAGAATCATTTCAAATGTCTCTGTATTCATGGAAAATCTTGTCAAAGAGTATCCGGTTTTCTTCGCAAAATCACGTCTTGCTTGAATCAAATCGTCAAGTGGCGTTGCAGTTGCCGAAGCATTCCACTTATCTTCATCGCCGGAAATCTCAACAAAGTGATCTTTCTTATGCGCCGCTCCACTATCTGTTGTATATTCAACAACATATTTCTTTCCTTCGATATTTACGGTTACTTTCGGAACACCATCTTCCGGTGCCAAAAGTTCCCAAATCTGACGTTCTGGTACAACCAAAGCGCCTTGAATCAGAGAAAAAGGCTTTTTAGCAATTTCTTGTAAAACCTGATTTGCCATGTTGGAATTTTCCGCAGACTGATAATTTGCATATTCCTGTTCTTCTTTCTCTGTTACCATGTAACTTTCACGGTAAAAAGGCATTTCATTCTGAATATCGGAAAATCCACCAACATCCCTTAATGGTGCTTGCGCGTCAAAATTTGATGCTTTCAAAGATACCGGGAGACCGTTCTTTCCTTTAATAAACTTCAAATCAAGGCTGTCCTGTTTCACCGTTCCAAACTTCATTCTTCCACTATACGGTCCCGTACCGAGCTTTGCCTTATAATCATTCCACAGGACTCCTAAAGCTCTAGCGGTAAACGCTTCTCTCAATGGTAATGCCATTTTTATTCCTCCTTTTACTCTGAGATCGCCGGTGCGCCGTAAAATGTAACTCTCGGTGTTACTTTTCTAGCTGCATCTTCGATTGATAATGATTTTACTTTTTCCCAATCAATAGTTCCCTGATAAACGTAAGTTCCCGGCGCATCTCCTTGTGTCACATCTACATCATGCAGAAGATAGCCAAGGCAACTGTTATCATTTGCCGGAAATGGCGTTCCAGCCGGAACAATTTTCAAACCGTTTTCATCCGGTGAAGATTTCATTGTCTGAGGAACAACACACGCTGCGCCCTCATAAGGGAAAAACTTCAAAATACCTTTACTTTGTCCATACTCATGTACGATAGGCTTTCCCATAGTCTTTTAACCTCCTATTTCAAAACGTAATAATCTTTCATGGACTGTTCGTCCGCTTTGTTTCCAAAAGAGATGCTTTCCGCATTCTTCACATCTTCCGGCTTATCATCGCCTGGATTACCGCCAGTTCCACCACCTGGATTCGGAGTACCTTTTAATAGCTCTTGTTCTTTCGCTGTGGCTGCTGCGGTTTCTTTATCGGAAATAATCTGTGCGATAGAGTCAATCGCTTTCTTAGCAGCTTCTAAATCTGTCTGAAATCCTGCGAGCACGCTTTCTGCCTGTTCTCCTGTTAATCCTTTTTCAGCTGCATACGCACGAATATCTTTCTGCACATTTTCTTTCTGAAGCTGTGCAATCTGATTTCTCAATGTTTCCAATTCTCCGCCATCATCATGAGATGGTGTTGTCTCCGGTGTCGGAGTTGGCTGTGGTTGCGGTGTAGGCGTTGGCTGTGGTGACGGCTGTGGTTGTGGATTCGGTCGATTGCTGTGAAACTGATTCAGATAATTTGTTACCTGTGCATCACTCGGCTCTTCAATCCCTAAAGCCACTAAGTTTTGTCTTGCTTCTTCTCTTGTCATTTTGATTACCTCCGTTATCTACATTTGTTTTCGCTGTTCTATCAGCTTGGATATTTACTTTTGCTATTTGACGCATAACTGCAAATTTATAAAATAAAAAAGCAGCCGATTACTGTTCGACTACTTCTTTGTTGACCGGTTTTTCTATTTTTGGTTCTTCCTGTTTTTCTGCTTTATCTGTGTAAAGACTTTCCATTCTATCTTTACTTTCAATTGCAACCTGTTCCGGGTCGCTAAACATATCAATGACCTTAATTGCTCTCTTGTAATGGATTCCACAGTTCAACAAAATCTGAAGAACTTCCGCTTTTACCATCATGTTATCTAGCTTATTGTGGTTGATATGAATTTCCACATCACTCGGAACAAGTGTAAAGCCTTTTGAAATTCTAAGCCTGTTCAGAATAATCTTGATCGTCATATTCTCCGACTTTTTAAGAATCGGTTCATTGATTGCCGTTCGAAGTCCAGCGTCATAATGTCCGTTACGAAGATTGACTGCACCTTGAGTATCGCCCCCGGTGTTGATATTACCCCTGTTCGCCAATCCTTGAATGTCAAGAAAACGCTCAAACAAATCATTAAATACAACTTGCCCCTCTGTCTGATTCAGTTCCGTTGTCATTACATCAACGTCCGCCTTATTTTCAGTTCCGTTATTAGACTTCACAACAAGCGCACCCTCTTGTCTCATGCTCAAGAAGCTGTCTCTATCTACTTCGCAATTTACAAATTTTACCCATGAAGAAACGAACTGCTCGATCCCATTGATTCTGTCAGAAGAAAGAGTATTAATTGCATCTGTGATGGCAATCGTCATTTCAATATCGGAAAGTCTACGAGAATTATTTGGATATTCAATAACCGGAATTGCTCCATTTCCATTTATTCCAAATCTTCTCAATTTTCCTTCTGAAATTTCAAACCACTGACCGTTCGTGTAACAGAAGTAAAACTCTTGACCATTTTCGTCTTCTCGAATCTGACACGAGAAAGCCGGTTTATTGTTCGGAAAGTACACTACAAATGTATAAATCGGGTTTTCAGAAGATAACTCAAAGTCGCTTTCGTCCAAAACCGAACCATTTCCATCATCATTTCCAATAAAACGATATGCAGTGCCACAAATAGAACGCCATCTGCAAATATCAATGTCGCATTCCTGTTTGTTTTCGGAATCCATAATTGCATTAAGCCATGAAATTTCATCTGACTTCTTATCATCTGTTCCACGAAGAACGTATTGGATCGGCTCTGCACAAATATCAGCAGTTTTACGTTCAACCAGCTCATACGCAAGATTTACAGCGATTTTATTGTTTACTTCCGGTCGATTGACTTTTTTTCTATATAAAATCGGCTGATCTCCACGATAGTAACGATCAAGATACTCAATTTCCGTTGAATTCTGTCTATGGATTGCAAGTGCTTTATTCAATTCATCTACGATATTTCGCCATGTAATCTGTCTTTGCCTTGTGTAAATGATTTTTCTACCAAATCCACAATCGCAAATAGCAGAGAACGGTCTGTAATTTTTATGTGGATAGTTATACATGAAGCACCGCCTTAAATAAATGTTATTCCAGAAGAACAATTTCTTTTGGGAATATTTTTAATTTCTGTTTCTCCTGTATCAACGTGATACACAATTCTTTTGTTGCAGTTTTTACATCTGCAAATTTTATTAATGGATGATCTGCCATCATAAACACCGACTTTGCGTCCGCACTTTGGGCAGTATATCGTTTTTTCTTTATATTCTTTCATAATTTTCTCCACGAAAAAAGGACGCTGCCGTGTCGCGTCCTTTCTCTATCTCATACAAACGGGGGTTATATGATTCAGAAACATTGTCTGTTTCTTCAATTATTATTATATCATGTCAACTTTTGGACTTCTAGCTGACATCAGTGGACATTATAGGACATTTAGGGACTACTTTATACGCATTTCAAATAACGCGCCCCGTATAAATGCTCAAATTTCTTTAATGCATTTCCGTGAATCCGGCATACTTGCTTAAATGAGTATCCCATTTCAACAGAAATGGTTCCCAAATCTTTCATCATGACATATCGGTTAAAAAGTATATGATACATATTTGTATCCGAAATACCATCAATCTGATGTATTATTATACTTCTTTTCTCAAGAAATTCGCAAATTATTTCATTCGCTTCCGATTCAAGGTCAACAATTTTAGAAACCGCACTTCCCATCCGGTCTTTGTCTGAGAATGTTTGAACATTAATATCCTTTTGAGCGACACTGATGGATGTTGCCATGGTTTTCAACTGTTCAATCTCAGCAAATTTATTTTGAATTTTTCGATCCAGTCGCTCGATCTGCTGCAAATATGTTTTAGTATCCATATCCGTATCCTCCTCTGAATGGGTTGTGTATTGCTTCGGCTTTAGCCACTCTGCTTCCCTTTGTCATCCGGATTGCAAAGTTTGAAAAAACATCTGGCACATCATCTAATTGTTTTTTCCCGGAAACTGAATATTGTTTCAAAAGTGACATCATCACTCCATAAGGTTCATTTGGTTTGTAAAGTGATAAGTCCTTGAATATAACGTGTTGCAATATCCAGTTAGAGCACTGAAATATTCTCGCTTCTTTATTCGTCTCGGTTGGAACGTCTGTAATGTTACATATCCATCCTTTTTGCTCTACTCGCTTATTTACTTCCATCGCCACGCGATCGCCACCGGCATTACGCTCAAATTCACACTCTTGGACTTCATTATTTACAATCGCATTAGACGCATTTTCATACTGCATTTCATAATCGGCGGTATTATCACAAACGCAATCCACACAGTAATAATCTTCTCCGTACTTCTGCAAAACAGGCAGGACAAAGTAGTCTGTGCCTTTTCCTTTTGTATCACATTGCGCTGTAATCATTTCCGGCTCTCCATGCGGTAAATGCAAATAGCGTCTGATTTTATCGTCCGGGAACAATAATCCCTCACGCTCAATTGGCTCTTGCTTATACAGGCATCGATAAGAAATATCATCCATAAGTAATTGTTGGTCTGCGAAAAACTCTTTTTTAAAACCGCTATACTCATACTCGAAATTGCTTTCTCCAGTAACCGGGTCAATATCCGGCACCGCAATCACTTTTACTCTTGGGTTTCCGGCGTACATGTTTTGAATGCGCCCGATCACATCATGTACGCTCCAACGAGTCGCTATGTGTATTTCCTTGCAGTTTTTCCCGTCTGTGTCTTGTATCTTTCTCTGACGTGCATCTACGGCGTATTTATCCCACAGTTTATCCAAAATGCTTGGATTCATCGCTTCTTCGATTCCACCAATCATATCATCAACAAGCAAAAACTTGGAAGCACGAACCTTACCAGCATTTTTACTTCCGACAGATGTACATTGCACACTTGGGAACGGTTTATATTTTCCTACGTTAAACTGCTCCATCTTCGCATTGGTACTTGTAACGTGTAAATCAGGGAAGATTTCATTCCATGTATATTCGTCCGTGTTTGTCACAATATCGTACACACCGTCATAATACATTCGTGTAATATCGCCACTATGGGAGTAAAAAAGTGTGAAATCTTTCGGAAACCAACCAATCACTAAGGCATTTAAGAATTTTTCGATTGTTGTTTTCCCTGCACCCGGAATTAACGACATGCACAAAATGTCATATTTATCATCAATCATTCCTTGCAACGCATCCACGAGACCAATTTTCAAGAATTGTTTTCTTCTCGGCATATAAAATCGTTCTTTCGGTTCTCTTTTCCGTTCTAAATACCGAAAACCGCTGTCAACAATCTTGTTCTGAGCTTCCAACAAGAGAACTTCATAAAACTTGTCTATAATTTCATACTTGATCTTGTTTTCAAAAGAATACTTCTCTACCCCCCAAATATCAGTACCTGTCAGATTTAGAACAAAATTCTCTATAATCTCTTTTGTCCTTTCGGACACTTTAAGCGCATACGGAATGTCTTTTTCCGTCTGATATGCCACTTTGCATGCTTCTATCATTGCGTCAATGACCGATTCATCTATTCCGTTATCCGATATATAATTTTCGTATGATTGGATTGCTTGTTGAAGTTCCAAAGACATAAAGAAAGAGACCTCCTTTACTCAAAAATAAAAGAAGCCTCCATTTCGACTTGTTACATAGCCACCATCTCGGCTATGTCATTAGATATTATATCATCCATCCGTTGTAGCATATTTCTGTTCCATCTGAAAATTCCACGCTAAAAGTCATTGATCCTAGTAGCAATATGTATGGTATTACTAATATAACAGAAATAATTCCTTTCGCTGTGCTCATCTCGCCACAACTTTCTTGGAAATCTCCGCAACAGACACGCCACTTGCAGATTTTCTTAATTCCACGTCTTTCCCTTTACAAATTGCTTTCGCAATCGTTCCAGACTGCTCCACAATCTTTTTCTGAATCTCTTTTTCACTCATTCTCTATCTCCCTGTCTTTGCATTTGTTGTCTAACATACAAAATCTTAGTTCTTTTCTACCAAAGCAGTATCTTCCATTGATTTTACAAGATTTTTGCATCCATTACACCACATTCCTGTTTCATGGTTTTCTTTATTTTCTCTCAAATATTCAAGTTTTCCACTAAGTCTTTCGTTTTCTCTTTTCAAGTCATCTAAATCGAGTAAAG